TATGAAAGACATAAAGAACTTGTCCGGCTTCTTGCCCGCAATCTCGCGCTTGAGGATTTGCTTTGGGAAGAAATTCTTGTATGTATTCGGGATGTTAACAAGAGAACAGAGCTCTTGCGACAAAGAAACCAGATTGTACGGGATATTCATACTGAGTTCCGTGCTCTTAATATAGAAGTTCCAACTGTAGTAGAGAAAAACAGTGAGAACTTTAGTAAAATACTAGAGGATATAATGGATGACAGCAGTGAAGAAAGAAACCCAGATGAAGTCAGCGATTAGTGGCTTAGCTGCTCACGACTCTAGAAAACTTGAAAAGATTTTTAATATATGTAGAGAAGATGAAAAGAAAATGACTCTATTGATTAGAGCATTTTGTGAAGCTTATCTCATAGATAACAAACAAAGACCTCTTAGATTAAGACCTCTACAAGAACAAATAGTAGTAAAAACGTTAACATATCCAGATGGTGACGCTGATAAGCATCGTAAACTAGCAATATTGGCTCCACGAGGCAGTGGCAAGTCTTTTGCTCTTTCGGTAGCTGTATGTATCTACATGTTCTTTAATAGATTTAGAGACTTGATATTTATTCTGGCTCCAACAGAGGACCAAGCTTCACTTATATTTAATTACTGTTATAGACATTTTGCTGATAACAGTTTTCTTAATGGATTGATTGACACATATAGGTTCCATAATAAACCTAATATCACAATGAAGGGAGGGACAGTTCTACGTAGAGCTCCTTTAGCCCCATCAAATCAGGGACAAGCAATACGAGGACAACATCCAACTATGTGTATAGTAGATGAGAGCCCACTTATAGATGATAAATTATTTGTTGACAACGTTGAGCCCGCTATAGTTTCTAATAGGGCTCCTTTTATTAACTTAGGTACGCCGAAGAGTAAAGAGAATCACATGTGGCGCTACCTTTATGATGATGCATATAACGACTCATTCGAACGAATGGTATTTACATGGAGAGATGCAGTAAAGCCGGGGCGTGCTTATTCTGCACCTTATACTGACGACGATATGGCTGAAAAGATGAGGGAATGGGGGGAAGATTCAATATATTGGAGAACAGAATATGAGTGCGAGTTCGTCGAATCGGTCTCGAACATCTTCAATCCCGAATTACTCAAAGCCTGTCTATCCAGAGGACGAACCTTTGGAAAGAGAGGAACTAATTATCCTAATTGTGTTGTGGGTGTTGACATTGGCAAATCTGTTAATAGCACTGTTATTAGCGTATGGAGTACATCTAAAGACAAGGATAGTAATACCGCAAATCTTATCTACCTTGAAGAGATTGGGCCAAAATCAGGTGGACATGACATTCCATATCAGCGTAAGCGTATCATGGATGCAGCTCACGATTTTGGTGCTGATAGGGTTATTATTGATGCGACGGGTATTGGTGGTGCTATCGAACAAGAAATAAAATTAGCATGTATATCCAGTAAACCACAGATACAATTTATACCATTTATCTTTACTGGTGGTCCTAAAGGTAGTAAGACACAGATATATAGAGATATGGCATCTTACATACAACAAGGGCAAGTAAAAGTGCCTCATCCAGAGGATTTAGACCCTCCAGAGGCCAAATTAGTCAATAAATGGCTAAGAGAACACATAGATTTGGAGTATACTATGGATGCAGCGAACAAAACAGAGAAGATTTCAGCTCCTACAGGTAAGCACGATGATTACTGTGATAGTACAGCTGTAGCTCTGCACGCTTCGCTGTCCATGTTACCCCCATCTGCGTCGTTTGCAAGCGTATCTATACAACAGTCAGGTACCACCAGACGTGCAGGTCCTTCAAGAGGCCTATTTACTACCACTAGACGGTCGAAAACTTTAAATAAGGGTAGACTTTCTGGTTTATAAAGGCATTTTGAGCGAAAGCTTTATATACTCTTTTGTACTATATTGGAATGATAGCCGTGGCTCTAAGAGATTATTGGCCTTTTAATAGGCGAAGTTTCGCAACAAAAGGAGAAAACCCTCCATTTACAGAAGATAACCCTAGAAGTTTTGGTTCTGGAGTAATAAAACGTATTCAACTTCAGCAATCAGGAGGTTTATTTGGTGGTAATGGAGCTCTTAAAGAACCACAGCTAGGTGATTATAAGACTTATATGAATGTATATTTATCAGACCCTATAGTCAGGACTCTAATAGATTTACCATGTATGTACGCCGCTAAGGATGGGTATGATATAGTCACCGATAGTGATGAAGACAGGGAATCTATCGCTGGATTGTTTGACGAAATTAATCTAGAACAAACGTTATATACTTGGCTTCGTAACGGAAGAATCTTTGGTACATCCTTTTTAGAGTGGACTGGTGACAATTTAGTCATCAGGTCATCTCAAAATATGTATATCCAAAGAAGTGCAAGTGGACAGGTAATGTATTATTATCAGGATTTGGGAGATGACAAAGAGTCGGTTAGATTTGAAGAAGACGAGCTTATCGTATATCGTAACAACCCGTTCGATGATTATGCTTATGGTCTTAGTGACATCCATCCAATTCTTTATTTGGTTGACCTCAAAGATTATGCAGAACGGGACATCGGAGCTGCTCTCAACAAATACGCTACTAGTAGGTTTGATATTAGCGCTGGACTCCCCGATATGCCTTATGGTCCTGATAAAATTAACGAAATCGTGGCAGCATTTAATGCGCTGGAACCCGGCGAAGACATTATACATGGTAATGATATTACAGTCAAAGAGTTACAAGGTACACAACGAGCTTTTGAGTATGGAAAATATACTGACGATTTGCTCAAGAAAATACATGTGGCCCTTAAAGTTCCAATTACAATGTTCGACAAGCCAGAGCAAGCGCGTGCAATTTTTGAGCCATACGTTAAGCACCTACAGTCTGCGGTTGAAGCTGCTATCAATAGTCAGCTAATGCCACAGTTATTAGGTGGTGACGCTAAATTTAAGTTCAGGAATATAAATGTAGATGACGCATTTGTCAAAGCCAAGACTGACATGATATATTTATCTGAGGGTGTACTCGCACCCGGTGAAGTTAGATTGGAAAGAGGATTGAATCCGGAAGGAGTAGCTGAAGTGCAAGATACTGCAAAGAATGCTAATGTTTCTGGAGGTAGAGACCAAGATAAAACAGAAGAGTCCGCAAGGACAGAAAACCGCAGCGCTGGTAATCAGCCGTCTGCAAATCCAACGGGGGATAGAGAAGAATGAGCACAGAGTACGACTATGAGCGTTGTATAATAGAAGTTGGCCCAACTCTAAAGAAAAGAGGAGTTGAGGACCATCAAGAGATTGCGGCTAATATGTGCCGCATGAGGGTAGAACAGGAAACTGACCGTAAGTTTGCTGTGAATGCCGGGGGCGGAGAGGAGAACCAACGCAGTTTTGCTGCAACAATGGAAGACCCTGTCCATACGGATGATAATATAGAGTTTCCAGTAATCGCTATAACGTCAGGCCCCCACGACGAAGATGGCGACCAAAAGGTCTTTATTGAACCATCCGTATTAGAAAAAAGTGTTGAGACTTTCACTGAATTACCAGTTTACTATAATCATCAACGAACCGAGGACGACCTCCTTGGAAAGGCTATCAACCCAGAAATCGTAGAGCTAGAAGATGGTAAAAAGGCAATTAAGATGCTAGCACAACTATATAGAGGTGCAGCTGAAAGTAATGGAGTGTTAGAAAAGATTGAAAACGGAGATATGACGCATGTCTCTATCGATTGGTTTTCTAAAGATGTAGATGTCCTAGGAGAACCGTTTGCAATGGACATTCGTCCTATCGAGGTGAGTTTTATTGATAATGAGACTCGCACACCCGTATGTGACGCATGTACAATAGAAAAGGAATGTGATGATAGTCACCGTGAATTCGGTGATAAACATGATGATGAATCATGTGCCTGTGACACACACGGGCGAAACAGCGAGGTAGAAACTATGGCTGAAGAAACAAATAAAGAAGTTGTCTCAGAAGCTGATGTTATCACTGAGCGTGAATTCGCTTCAATGAAACAACAGTTAGAAGAGATGAAAGAATCTTATGCTGAGTTAAACTCCAAGCACGAAGAGGCAATGACTCTCGTATCAAAATTCCAAGAAGAAGAAGAAGCACGAGCTAAAGCAGCAGCTGAAGAACGTGTCAACTCTTTCGTAAGCAGCATTTTAGAAAAAGAAGTTGCACTTGGTAAACTCGATGACGATGGGAAGGATGCACGTGCAGAGGAACTCAAAGCATGGGACGATATAAAGCTAGAAGGATTCAGTATCGCTATGGAATCAATGCCAGTTCCACAAGAAGTAGAAAGAACTTATGGAAAAGGTAAATCCCATGATGCTGAAGAGACTCCAGAAGTAGAAGCTGACGAAACCCCACGCATGTTTGCGATGGAAAACGGCAAAATCGTCTTCAAAGGAGAAGAAGAAAACTAAGGTGATTAAATATGGCAATCGTAAAAACAATTTTAGTTAATGATGGTGGAGCACCAGCTCGCATCATGAACTTCGAAGCAGCAGAAGCCATCAACGCAGGAGATGCATTAGAATTTAACAGCAGCGCAAAATTAATCGCAGCTGATACAGATGATGTTCCACCAGCAGGGTTTGCATTAGCAGACGCAGCATCAGGAGATATGGTCTCCATGCTAACCGGCAGTGGAATCATGATTTACGCTAATGTAGACGGAGACTCTGTCGACGTCGCAGTTGGTGACTTGTTGACTATCGGAGAATCTGGAGCATTAGTCAAAGAAGCTTCAGGAGCAGATAAAAACCCTTGTGCAGTAGCACTTGAGGCAAACGCAGGAACAGAAGCCCAAGTAAAGGTCTTGGTGTTCTAAGGAGATAAAATATGGTAGCAGCAGGAACAAACCCCGGTATAGCATCGAGCCAACTAAGCTCAACCGCTAACAGGGTATTAGTAGACTACAAAGACGCAATTCAGGACTACAAAGTCACTGAAATGCCTGTAGTTAATATGTTTGCAGAGCGTTTCACAACCGACACCGGTGGAGACATTGATATTACATTCGCAAAACCTTCAATGGGTCTAGAACAAATTGAAGAGGGTGCAGTACCATCATACCAACACACTGACCTAAGAAACGAACGTGTTTCAGTCAAAGAGTTCGGTATTGCAGTAGGTGTAACCCGCAGAATGCTAGAAGATTCAAGGTTCTCTGAAATGGAACTAGCTCTCAACGAAGCACGAAGAGCAGTAGAAAGACACGTTACAAAACACTTTGTATACGCAGTCTTCGGTATCGCAGACACAACTCTCGGTACAACCGCTAAAGCAGCAGGAACTAACGAAACAGCAATCGAGACTTTCGCAACCCACCCTGATGGTGGTTTCTATGGTGCAAGTCCAAGCTCTGGTTCAAGATTATACGAATACGGTGAGTACTCAACTTCAGATTTGAATACATTGGGTTCACACTACTTCGCATCTCAAGATTCTTCAAGCTCTGAGTCAACCACAGGTGGTAACTTAGAACTTGCAGATATAACCAAGGCTATTGAGTTAATGAGCGCAAAGGGAATGACCCCAGATACAATCTTGATTTCCCCAACCCACTACAAGACTCTATTAAACTTGGCTGACTTCTCAGCTCCTTTCGCATCTACTTCATTAACAAGTGGAGCAAAAGGTGGAATTGACTACGTCAATGACGTATCCAATGATGGAATAGTCGGACAAATTTACGGACTAAACGTTATCGTTAACCCGTACGTACCTCAAACAAGAGCTGGAATTTTCGACATGAAGGTTAAACCAGTAGCTTACGTCGAAAGACGTGGACTAACTGTCGAAGAAGCAAACCCCGGATTCGGAATAATGGGTTCATACATGTCTATGAGATATGGATTGAAAGTCATTAGACCAGAAGCTGGCTGTATTGTAATTTCAGATTAGATAGGCTAAGTAACATAAAATCGTGGTTCTGGGCGGCACCACAGTTAAAGTCGCCCACCATATGAGGATAGCATGAAAAAATTCAAACCAACAAAAATCGTCCCAAAAGAAAAACAAACATACGGTATAACAAAAACTACCACAAAAAAGACCCGTATGCTAACATTAGACGACAGGCTACCCTCTAAACAATATATTAAATCAAAACTAGATGATAGAATCCAAGATGTCGTATTTAGTGACGAATGGGATGGTGTAACGGACAAAGCGCCTTCTGTCAATTCAGTTTATGATAAAATAAATTCGTTAGGTGCTACATCTGACGTATGGACAAGGGAAGATGCAAGTTCTGATGCTAGAGTAAGAAGTAACAAGACTGGTAATTATGGTTTTGGTAATTCTACTGATTTAGCATTTACTGAAATAACACATAAATTAACATTAGATGGTGATTTAAGAGTAGGAGCTATAGATGGCTCTAATAAAGACATATACCTAGATGACGGTGTACAATTATATAAATATGATGCATCAAGCTCTACTAGTATGCTTACACTTCACTCGTCTAATGGACACAAGTCTCCTATGAATTTTGCTATCGGTAGCTCAAATCCGACAGTTCCTTTAGAGATTAATAAAGCTGAAGGTAGTGCATTAAATCTAAATGACGGAACAGGGCTATTCCAAATTGGAGCCGATGGTGCAGCTAATATAGGTATGAACGCTACAAAGATACAAGCCAGAGATGGTAGTGGTAGTGCTTCAACATTAAACATAAACGCTGCTGGAGGAAATGTAAATCTAAGTAACAGTGCAGGTACCGTTACTGTAGAGAATAATCTAGTTGTAGATGGTAACTTAACAGTCAGTGGTACAGCTACATCTGTTAACACAGAAACAATAACACTAGATGATAATATTATAGTTCTTAATAACAATGAATCAGGTACACCCTCTGCTAACGCAGGTATAGAAGTAGAAAGAGGTACCGCAGCTAACAGGTCTTTAAGATGGAACGAATCAACGGATAAGTGGCAGATACAAACAGGTGATAGTACCTATGCTGATATAGCTACTGGTGGTGGTTCTGTTGAAGGAACTGTTGCATCTGGTGCTAGTGTGTCAGGTACTAACACTGGTGACGTAACTTTGACTGTTGGAAGTGGAGTTCCAACTGGTGCTATATCTTTAACTAATCAGGCAGTTACTTTCAGTGATAAGTTTATTTACAACGAAGGAACTGGTAACGAGATGGGTGTAGACGGCGGGGCGGATGGAAAGCTCGCTATCTTTGGAACTACAGGAAGTTCAGGTACAAACGCACTTACACTCAAAGGTGGTAACTCAGCAGCGTCGAATCCTGCATTAACTATTACAGGACACATGGAGGCTGACACTAAGTCTTTTAATATACCACACCCAATAGACCCAAAACGTAGGTTAGTTTATGGTGCATTAGAAGGTCCTGAGTATGGAGTATATAATAGAGGTACAGTTACTCTTGACACAGTACCAGAACGTATACGTATATCATTACCAGATTATTGGCCTAAGTTATGTGGAGATGACTATACTATATCCATTACACCATACGGACCATATAATATCTGGGTAGATATAAAGAAAGATGATGGATTCACATTAGAATGTGATGCAGAAGAAGACGTTAAATTTGATTGGATTGTAACTGGCGGACGTAAAGACGCAATAATACCGGAGGTTGAACCACTATGGCACAAGAAAGAATAATAACCAAGAAGGATGAAAATGACATACGCTTACAGTATGACGCTGGTGATGATAATACATATGAAATAGAATCTGTTATACGTATGGCAACTGACGGTACGTTAAAGATACAAGAACAAGGTGGTTCGGAAACAGATTTAAAAGGACAGAAAGGACAAAAGGGACAAAAGGGACAAACTGGAGATAAAGGTCAAAAAGGACAAACAGGTTCAAAAGGACAAAAAGGTACTAAAGGACAAAAGGGACAGAAAGGTCAAAAAGGACAAAAGGGACAAACAGGTACTAAAGGACAGAAAGGTCAAACTGGTGTTACAGGTCCAACTGGTCCTACTGGTCCAACAGGTCCTACAGGTGCTAAAGGACAGAAAGGACAGACTGGTACTACAGGTGACACAGGTTCAACAGGTGCCAAAGGACAGAAAGGTCAAAAGGGACAAAAAGGTCAAACAGGTGCAGATAGTTCAGTAGCAGGTCCTACAGGTCCAACAGGTCCACAAGGTGATAAAGGTCAAAAAGGACAAAAGGGTCAGAAAGGACAGACTGGTGGTACAGGTCCTACTGGTCCAACAGGTTCTACAGGAAGCACAGGTCCAACAGGTGCTAAAGGACAGAAAGGACAAAAAGGACAAACTGGTACTACAGGTGACACAGGTGCTACAGGTTCTAAAGGTCAGAAAGGACAAAAAGGACAGAAGGGACAAAAAGGTCAAACTGGTGCAGACAGTTCAGTAGCAGGTCCAACAGGTCCTACAGGAGATAAAGGACAGAAAGGTCAGAAAGGTCAGAAAGGTCAGACAGGTTCTGGAGGAAGTAAAGGTCAG